CCCATCATGGACAGAGCAAGTTTTTTCATCAATGGTAACAAATTGCCAAACATTACAGACACTACACATAATTACTACAAGTACCTGATACCAAGTAGAAATAGATTAGCGAGACCTTTCAGAAATATTTATACATACAGTTTTTCGATGAATCCGATTAATGTGGAGCCATCGGGAAACTTGGATTTTAGTCAAATACAATCAGATAAAACAAATATAGAGGTCACACTAAATACATCACCAGGTTCTCTAGTGAATATAGCTACAAAAACCTACTCTCTACATATGTATTATACTGGATATCAAACATTCACCTTTGAGAAGGGTTTTATGTCTAACGCTTGACGATTGTCACTGATGTAGTCAATGACGTTGTTCTTGATACACCATTTGATGAAATTTAACTGTGCCAAAGTTGTTTGAATTTCATGAGATGTCCCTGGAACGGTGTACCCAAACTTTTGGGATCTGCAAAATGGATCGAATAATTTTTTACTGTATCCATCTAGACTGGATTTATATGCACAATGGACGGTGAAGAACTTCCCATCCTTGGTTGTGTAGGAGGTGTTATTTTTTTTCGAATAGTTTGTGATAAACCACTCCAAATTTCTGAGTGATATACCACTCGTCTTATCGAGAATGTTTAAAAGTTTAGTTTTATTCTTTTCGTCGGTGTAAAATGTGTTTATAGATGATAGTAGAATATCAGATTTGCTCATTATTTAATATAGAATTCAAATCTATAAGTTCGTTTGGGGATTGACACCCTGGACACCCTCTGACGAACATTTTCTCAGGTCCATGTGTATGTATGTTTGAACTTGGTAACAATCGTTGTTTAATACGTTCTCCTTGGTGTGCATGATGTCCACAATATCCATTGTTGGCCCCCTTTCTCGTACACCTCTGTCCATTGGACTTTATACCCCTACAAAGAGATATAGAACTTGTTGTGGGTACGTCTCTCAAAAGTAATTCCATGGGAATGCCATGTTTTTTAGAAATTATTGTGACGTAATCATTCATTATCAAGTTCAATCTTTGATTCAAATCTTCATCAATAAGTTCAATTAATCTATCTTGTATATTCATCCTATATATTAGATTGCGCGTAGTTTTTAAATATGTCTTCAAGACTTTCCTCCCTCTTTAACCTAGCCTCCTTCAATCGCCCCCTCAAGTCCACAAGTTTACCAGTCTCATCGAGACCCAATCTTTTACACTCCTCAATGAGTTGGTCCTTCTTCATTGTACTCAATGCAGGTTCCCTCTTTTTCTTCGGGGGTTTGTGTTGGTCAATGATTTCACCGAAAATTTCCTGTTTGGTATTTTCAAACAAGGGGTCTAGAAGATCGCACACTGGATTCAAAAATTTATTTTCAAAATAGTAATGATAATCGACCGGTATGTTATTCTCCTCCACAAACTTGGGATCCTCAGACTTTTCAAATGCCTTGGCCTTCCGATCACCTGTATTAGTGAGAAGATAGGGAACACGGTCACCCGATTGGGGCTCTGAACCAGGTTTACGTTCTCGCATTTTTACAACCACTTGGACATGAGCCTGATTAATTCCCACACTTTCATCACTGTTTATGGAGACTGATTTTCCATTGACTTTATAGGAATCTGAAAGACTTTGGCTGAGTATAAGTTTTTCATTTGGAACATCACCAGATAGAAGTTCTATAGCTCTTTCTCGAGCTAACTCCGTTGGTGGACCAGGGTCGCTCGATGTGAGGACTACGTCCAACAACTCCTTGCACACCTCGCGGACATGGGGTGTGTTGTCGCGGCGGACAACCTGGAGACCCTTGATGTCAATATAGTCCATATGCATCTGGTCATCCTTCCCCTTGGTCCACAACTTGGCAGCGTATCGCTTTTTAGAATACAAAAAATAAGGCCAGTACACCTTCTCAAGCTCCAAGTTGTTCGGCTTTTTGAAGAGGGCACTACACTCCTCTGCAGCACGTTCCCCAACCTCCCAACTATATTCAACAGCCTCCACACCCTTCCGGTCACCAACATCGAACTCCACCATGACCGAATCCGTGTCCCCATACCTCACCTTTGCACCGGGAAAATTCTTCTCGACGTAGGTTTTCGTCTCTTCAATCATCATTCGACCCTTAAACGTCGTCGTAGATGCAATCGGTACACATGGAAGAATACCCTTACCAGCCCCTGTGAAACCGTACACAGAGTTCATCGAAACCTTATAGGCCAATTGTTTACCGTTATATACTTCCTTCATGTAACCCGTCGCGGTAGCCATATCCTTCTTGGCCTTTTTACGGAACTGTTTGAGTTCTAAAAGAATACTCGGTAAAAGACTTGGTACACCTTGAGCAAATTTATAGGTCTTTTCACCGACATTGAATGTTTCATAGGTAACCCCAGGAATGTTCCCATACTCCTTTTCATTCATAACCCAAGATGAATAACACAGATTGTGTGCCATCATGATAGATGGGTACAGAGCTTCAAAGTCTAGGGCTGTGATAGGTGTATAATATGCACCTTTTTGTGCCTCGAGGACTGTAGCACCCTCGTAGGGATCAGATGTTACAGTACCATAGCGGATGGTTGGGACCATGAAACCAAGCTCCCGTGCCTTTTTCGTCAGTTGACTAAACACCTTAATCTGTTGACCCCTCTCAACCAGGAAACACATTGGAACCCAGGTAGCTTTGGCCATCTCCAGAAGGTTTAGGAGAATACACATCTTCTTCATCAACTTGTGGGGCAGTAGGGTATCTTTGATACAATACTCCGCAACTTCACCCAATTTTACGGGATCACCTTCCCGGTAACGAGCAAACATCTCCCTTGGGGGCATATCAATCTTTTGGTCCCCAATATACAATTTTGAAACATTATTGAGACTGTAAGAATCCAACTTGTAACCCTTCTTGACCTCGTGGAACATATCGAATATAAAACGCCCAGACATTGGGAGAAGTTTCAAGAGATTGTCACCAAGTGCACTCGAACTCAATTTCTTGATCAAAAGTTCACATTCCTGGGACTTCAGTTTTCCCATTTTGAAAAATTCTGGGTCACACCCAACGACAAAGGCCCTCTTGTAAATAAACTCAAGATCAAATCCAAATATATTCCAACCTGTGAAAATGTCAATGTCCTTTTCATGGATATATTTTTGGAATGCTTCAAGCATGTCCTTTTCTGTATCAAAACTAATAGTATCAGGACCATCAGTTTGTTTGTAACATAAGCACACCCGTTCATACGGTTCATCACTACCAAACGTACACAATGACACTGCAATTTGGAAACATGCATCATCTGTAACATCAGCATCCGGGAACTTACCAGTGGAACTGTTACACTCGATATCAAATGACGCCACGACAAATGGTGCGATGTCATCCCTCGCCACTGGTTTAAGGGTAGTCCAATCATTACAGAACAAATCAATATCAACACGGGCTAAATGAGAACGAATACAATTATCACCAGTCTCTAACCACCCAGTAGATTGAATTCCAGTTCTATGCATCAGCCGGAGGACGGGGTCCAAGTTAGACTCGAAGACTTTAGCTTTAAAAAAACCAGACGAGAGCTCGAGTGGTCGCTTTAGAAACGAATCCACCCGACGTCTCATTTGAAGATTTACAAAGTCCACCTTCATAAACATAAACTCCTCATTGTTTTGGAATCCCCAAACATCCTTCGACTTCATCATAGAATAACAGAGTACACATTCAGGACACTTCCGATCGATCGTACTATAAATCTCTTGAATCTTCTGCTTTGAGGTTTTCAAGTCAAGTTTGATGAAAAAGTATGGAGTAAATGATGTAGTTACACATACAGATTTACCACCCTCGGTTTTACCAAAAATACTTACCAAATGTTCTTTGTCAGAATCCCTCGCTTCCCAGGTTAGTGCCTGGAATACCACCATGTGTTTACATCGACCCCAATTTTTAATATCATTTATTAATAAATGTCAGCAGCTTTGATTGAGCTCGTTTCGGTGGGGGCCCAGGATGTGTACATCACAGGTGACCCCCAAGTCAGTTTCTTTCGTCAGAACTACAAGCGATACACAAATTTCGCAATGAAGCCCGAACGCTTAGATTACATTGGTACATTCGGTGAAAACAATGAGGTTGTCATCCCCATCCGCTCTAAGGGTGACCTCATGAGCTATATCTGGATCGAGGACACTCGTATTTCAAATGTTCAGACCAACTCCGACGGTCTCTTTTCCGCAGGCGCCTCCGGCCCAACTGAGTTTGGTCTCTGGATCGGCGGCCAAAAGGTGTCGCAACTGGATTCTCTGTTTATTCAGGGTGTCCACAACCCACTTCTCCGTGATAACACGGCCAAGGCTTCGTGTGCCGTTACAACCAACAATAAAAAGTCCAACCACGGTGGTGACCACTTCATGATTCCCTTCTTCTTCGGTGAGGATTGGACCAAGGTTCTCCCTTTGGTGGCCCTCCAGTACCACGACGTGGAGATCCGCATCAAGTGCCGCGACGGATACACCCCAGTCGGCACTCCCAAGGTTTGGGGTAACTACATCTACCTGGACACAGACGAACGTAAATATTTCACAGATAATGAACACGAACTTCTCATCACCCAAACTCAACACCAACTTGCCTCCAATACCGATACAGAGATTGATCTCACATATTTCAACCACCCAGTGAAATCTGTCCACCTCGTTTCCGGTAAGGCTACGGGTAATGACTGGGATTCCGAATTCACTTTCCAAAAGTCGTCTCTCTACATCAATGGTGTTTCCCTCTTCGAGGATACCTCCAATGTCTATCACCACACAGTCGTTCCAGAAATGCACAGCACGGATCTCCCAGACGACATTCTCGAGGATCTTCCCACCTTCACATGGCCATTCTGTCTCAATTTGAGCAAAATGCAACCCACTGGTACCCTCAACTTCTCCCGCATCGATAATGCCAAACTCGCACTCGTTGGACCCACGGGTGGTAACGCGCTTCACCGCATTTACGCGGTGAACTACAATGTCCTCCGTATCAAGAATGGTATGGCGGGTGTCGCGTTCGGTAATTAAACCTAAGTCAGATTATCACCTCTAAATTTTAGATAATGTCTAAGCGAAAAGCAAAACTGTCTCGTAAAATTGGTAATATCAAAGTATCAATTTTACGCGAGTGTACACACACCGATTTTTCTTTATTTTTTATTCAACCCCAAACCTTTTTGACTCGAGGATTTCTTTAGTCTTCTCGTACATCCTTGTACCATGGAAGGTTTTATCCTTCAGCTCGTCCCAAATCTCTAAACGACCTTCCAGGAATGTAACAAACTTTTCAGAATCCCCGGCGCTCGTGTAGCGAACCCTCTCACCCTCGAGAGCCTTGTTCATCGCTTCCTGTTTACCCTTCATGTACATGGCTTCACGTTCTTCATATGTCATACGGGTTGAAATTTCAGCGTTTCCCTTGGCAACCATTTACTATTCACAGTACCGACTTCTTTATTCCTTTTTAGGGGCAAGGCGCCTCTTGATATCAAAGCCTATACGTCCTGTCGAAAATACAGAACAGGCACATGCACCTAGGAGCATCGCCATCATTGGTGGTGGACCCTTGGGGAGAGGACCCAACTTTTGAATCACATTGACAAACATAAACATACAACAAACAAATGAACCGATTGTCGAAAGACGCAGGGGTGTATTCACATTGTACATCTCTGAAGTAGTTGGTAGTAAATCCATACCTGGGATAGATGGAAGGAGATCAGAAACCCCGGGTATCATAAATATGGGAAGCATTTATTGTATACCTACATTTTTATATAGGTGTAGTTTTCAGTCGCTGGAGAAGTTGTTTCCGCTTCTGGTTCCGCCTCTGGTTCCACTTCTGGTTCCATTTCTGGTTCCATTTCCGCCTCGACAGCCGATGGACCGACCATCTTCTTGTCTTTCTGTTGTGACATCATCACAGCCGCCAACCCAGATGACACCAAAAATATAACCAATAATGAGATTACAAGTCCCGCACGCATTTATAGTATACTAACAAAAATTTTTAGTTAGGTCGTATTCCCTCTGGTGTAGACCCTGGGCTGAAGATGAAACCTTTGCTTTGAGTTTCAATAATTCCATAATAGTTTCATCATCAAGGTACTTGAAAAAATCTCTTTTCGCATCAAGGTCGTTGAGTAAAAACTTCTCCTTTCTCGCCTGTACATACGGCCATACGTGTTTACGTAAGGATATAAGCTCAGTTTCAATCTTTACAAGTTGGGGGAGAATAACCTCTCGAATGAGTATATTTGTTTCACGAAGATCGTCTTTGAAGTCAGTCATGAGTATTACTCAAATACAATCTTTAAACGCCTAAGTTATATATTAAAATTTTAATTTAAATCAAAATGACAATCATAATTACAGACACCAAAAAAAACTTTCTTCGCAAGATAAGTGGAGGCATTCATACTTTGATGGCTTCATCTTATCTGTCCGATGAAATCGGACTACAACCATTCGGAATAGTTGAAGAATTTATTTCAAGAAGGTTACTTGTATATGATACAAATGTAGTTGGTGTACCGAGACATTGGTTCTCTGATTACAAATTTGATTTAGAATTGGATACCATGTCTGACAATGAACTATCTGAATTTCTTCTTTACTTGGATAATGTAGACATAACTATTAAACGAGTATTCAGTGAAGCATATTTGTCATACGACGATATGAATGACGATGAATATGATTATGCAAAACTTATAGAAAACAACTATGTAAATAGTTTCAAAGATTTTTTAAGTATAAAGAATTAGATTTAGTTTGTAATATGATTGTGCCACTTGTTGCACTATGTTTATTTCATTTTGGATGTATTCCCAAAACCGAACCTCACGTAGTAAAGAAATTTAAACTCCGCGAACTCCAAAAACTCCCTAGAGATTGGGAAAATGACGACATAACTACTCATGGTGTAATATCCCTAATGAATGAATTCTCTAGGGTGAGACGACAGTGTGATGATAGTATAGTTTTCACCCCATTTGGAATTAAAACCACTATAGATATTTTCAGAAAATACATCGGTGGGGAAACTGGTAAAGATTTACTTATAATATCGAAGAGGTGTATCACGGATGCATTTATTAAACGTTTTAGATTGGACGACCTGAAAACCATCCTAGAGAATTGGAAGGGTGAAAATGTTGTTGAAGTTCAAACAATATTGTCACACTACACTTGTGAATTGGAAACATTTACAGAGGAAGAAGAAAATGAGTTAAAACTGACTGGGTTCTTCGAGGGTGTAGAAGACCTGTTCCAACAGTACCTGGGGGTAGAAAATTATAAAACACTCGATATTATGGTGGTCTTTTTCGAAAAGATGGATATTCTTAAACGTGAGTTATGTGCACAGATTTGACCGGACCATGGGCAGTTATACACCTCAGTACCCTAGGACCAGTGTAAGTAAATGAAATGTTATTGTTATCATCTGTAAATGCCTTAACTTCCACACCCTTGGGGATAATCATCGACGTCAGTGGCCCCGTCATATCATCCTGATCATACATAGAACTCATGGGATTTGTAATCTTTTCACTTGTCATAAATCCCCTGTACTTACACTCAGTAAAAAAGAATACCTCATCCCCATTGACTTTATTTTCCCAGTCCTCGATCCGTTTTCTTTCGTCAGCATCCCTTTTCAATCGCTGAATGAAAAGGTATCCAAATATTGACAAGAAACATGTAAAAAGTATAACTAATACAGCAATAATTGTACCTCTGCTCATACTATAGTTATGTTATACTTTTTTTTCATAAATCTACGGACACCCCCAAATGTGGGATAACTCCATAGGTACCACCTAGACCAAAAACCAGCACTATCTACTCCACCTAACTTCCAGTCCTCCTTGTCACTGGTAGTTACGTTGAGCATAAGCTTCTGAATTTTTCGGGGATCCTCTTCCTCCATCACACGTCTGGGTATCTGACCCCCGTGGCGAAGAACATAGGAACGCATTCGTGAAGGATTCTTGTGTTTGGTGTAGTCGGAATATCCACGTGCACCAAAGTCAACAG